CCGTACGAATGGCCACCAACCCGCCGCGAAGCGAGCGCGGCCGAAATCCGCAGGAGCGAAGGCCGGACCGAAACGCACATCGCGGAGGTAGCGAGTGAGGCGCGAGGAAATCATGAGATGGCATATTCCACCGGGAAGCATTCCAGCATCCGCCTGGACGGAACGCCTGTCCGATGTGTGCGCAGTCTGCAACGGATCCAGCGCGGCCGAACACGAGGGCCTCGCCGAGTTGCACCGACCCGATTGTGAGGGTTGCCCGATTTGTGAATTATCGGTGCGGCTATTCCGGGAACTCGCCGATGGGCGGGTGTTGGGCGTCGCGCTGCATTTCAATTGTCTCATGCGCGTCATAGTTCGGATCGATGGGAATCCGTGCGGCCCTGCCCGCCGATTGGTTGAAGGGGATCCATGATGAGCGGGGGCGGTCCACGCCTGGCGCAGTGCTTGTGTCCCCAGCGTCACACGATCCTGGCGATGGCATTTGCGGATGATTCCGTTGCCGACGTCGACGCGATCGCGATGTTGCAACGGAGCGTGGACGTGATGCTTCATCCATCCGAGCATGGGGAAGAAACGGTGACAACGATGCGCCGGCGCGGATTGCCCGAACTCGTGAATCCCTGGTGCGGCCTCTGCGGCGCAGTCCCGTCGAGTTGGCGCTACGAAGTTGCGCCGCTCCGAGAGAAGAATTGGGTCGCGGCGCTCGAGGCACTGAGGGCGTGTCAAGCGGATCAGCGGTTGGCGGCGGAGATTCTGAAGCGGATCGGCTCCTCGTTCGATGGGGAGGAAAAACTGAGATGAAATCCGTTGAGCCTGCCGTCGAGCCCCTTCTGACACGCGAGGAAGTCGCCGAAATGTTGCAGACCTCCGTCAGCTGGGTGCGCAAGCAGATTAGGTCGGGTAAACTGCGCTCCGTGAAGCTGGGCAAACTCGTTCGGATTGAACGCCAAGATTTAAGAGCATTCATCGAGCGCCTGCCCGACAGTATGGGGGGATTTGTGGGGACCCCCTACCTTCCCGGGCTGTTTCCTACGGTTGGGGGAGACGACGCGCGCGATGAAAACAAAGGGTGATAACCAGAGGTGACACTTGGTAAAAGAGATAGTTAGGGATTCGAAGTCCGATGCTCTATCCAGCTGAGCTACGGGCGCACAAGACGTTACCCACCGCGTTTGAGCCGGTGTGGGGACGGTGTGGGTACCCCGAGCTTCCGCCCGGCCTCGGTATCCCCTCGCAAAATCTCATTCATCGCATCCAGCCGCTCGAAGGCTTGCTCCATCGCCTCCGGGGTCGGATGCACGTACTTTTGCGAGACGGTGACCGAGGAATGACCCATGATTTTCATAATTGTAAAGGCATCGTTGCGCGGATCCATCCCCAACCGGGTCCCGAACGTGTGCCGCAACGAATGTACCACAAAGTCCTCCGGCAAGGTCTCGACCGTCCCCTCTTCAAGTTCGACCCGCGCCGCCTTCCGAGCCCGCGCATGCTTATGGTCGATGGATGTGACGAGGATGTGCCGTCCCTCCGCGCGGCCCGGAAAAACAAAGTGGGCGTCGGGCAGAAACCGGCGGCGGTGTTCCAACATCGCGCACACCCGCGGCGTCAGCGACAACTTTCGATTCGCGTTCTTGGATTTTTTCCCCCGCACGTGCACCCAACCGAGGCGCGCGCCATAGGCGCTTTGGATCGAAACATCGTTCCATGCCAGTTTCACCGCTTCACCGGCGCGCAGGCCGGTATCCAGCGAGAGAACAGCGAAATCGCGCAGCAGATCATCGGCGGCGGCAAGGTAGGCTTTCTCTTGGTTGTAGCTGAGCACGAATTCGCGGCCGATTTCAGCCTTCAGATCAATCGCGATCTTCGCGATGCGCTGAACGACTTTGTGGGTGTCGCGGGCCACATGCAACAGGCGCCGCAGCGTCGCCAGCTCGCGATTGATGGTGGCGCGTTCGACGGTCTTTCCGCGGTGCTGCGCGTATTGCTCGATCAGCGGCTCGTCGATGCGGTTCAATGCGCATTCCGCCAGAGGCTTGTATTCGAGCAAACGGGCGAGCTTCTCTTTGTAAAAATCGATCGTGCGGGGATGTTCCTTGTTGTGCAGCTCGATGAAGCCACGGAAGCGGGCGGCGTACTTGTCCAGGCGCGGGCTGGGTTTCAGCTCCGCCAGGCCAATCCGGCCCAAGGCGAGATCCGATCGCAACTTGGCTTCGTACCGCTCGGCCAGCCGCTCGTTGCGCAAGTGCGTCGAGCCGCGATGCCGCTCGCCCAGAAACTCGAATTCGTACCAGTAGACCCGGCCACGTTTGTATACGGACATGATGGTGAGGTCCGAAATCTTAGCACGTTGGCCACACCGATCTTACGGCTTCGCGCTGCCGCGCTTGCGCTTCGCGTTCGCCCGCCCTAGTTCTAGGAAAAACACAAATTCGATTCAGGAAGAAACGAAAAGGCTCGCCCTCAGAGCAAATGAGAGCGAGCCCTTAGTTCAAGTCTGAACAACGTGAACCGAATTTTGGAGTGTGCCCGCCCTTGTCTGCAAGAAAAAACCGGGCAACTCCTCGGAAACCGCGGAATCCAACATCGGCGCGGAACACCGAAGGAAACAGGAATCGTGAAAGCGGCGAAAACAGAACACCCAGAGGCCATCACGCCAAAGGGCATCATGCTTGGCACAACACCCGGCGAAGAGCGTCATGCTTGAACCCACTCTAGCAGTATCACCATTCTTTTTCCAAACCTGGTTTAAGGCAAGGGGCTGCCGATGAGTCCCGAAACTAGCGGGCTTCCTGTATTTCAGGATGCGATTCCCGTTAACGCCATCTTCATGCTGCCGGATTTAGATCCCACCGACACGCTCTTCCTGACGCATCTGTTCGACGGGGCCAACGGTCCGAACCGGCGCAGCATCAAAGAAGCCGCCCAACGCAGCGGTATTTCGGAACGATGGGCCTGGCATTTGAAAACGACCATATGCGGGCTGTTGAATATCGAAACCGTACACCCGGAGAATGCGGCTCCAGGTCCACGGCGGCGCAACTGCTACCGATTTCCGCCCGCCCTGGTCGAACGCCTCCAAACCGGCAAAGCGCGAAACTTTCCGTGGCGGAGCGATTCCAATGATGTCCTCATGCAACGCTGCGATCGCAAAAAGATCAAAGGCCGGGCCCGGCAGCTGCTGGCGTTAGTGAATCGATTCCGCAACCCCGAAACCAAACAGTGCAATCCGAAAACCGAGACCCTTGAGGAATATTTCTTTCGTCCGGACCCCGAGACACGGAAAGACGGCGGCCGTTCTTGCGTTGGCCGGTGGACCGGCAGGCTCCTTCTGAAGCTCATCGCGAGCGGCGAGATTATTGTCGAGAAACTCGGCAATTACCGGCTTCAGGGATTGGAGGAGGAACTCGATGCGAAGTTTAGCGCCACCGTCGCGGCCTTCGACCGCAAGCACGAAACGCCGCTTCAGCAGATGCGCCGGCGGGAACGGGGAGAAGAATACGTAACGCCCCCGGTCCATGCGCCGCGGACGCATCTCTGTTTTCTCTCCAAGCCTCCGCATGAGTACCTGTGCCGGGATTGCAACGCGCCGATGTATGAATTCGCCTGCCCGGAACACAAAGCCTCTCTCCAGCAGACGAAAGACCCGCCTTCGTGATTGTTCCACCCCCTTGCGGGTGGACATATCGACAATCGAGGGGACCGCGCTCGGATAAACCCGCGGCGAGGGTGTGTCTGACTGCTGGAGATTTTGGCTGGTTCGCGCCTCATTTGCCCCAGCCCCGAACCCCGAGACCCTTGACAATCGGTAAAAACCCGGACCAGGGACGCCGTTTTTACGGGCGCGCATGCGGAAAAATGCGCTGGATCTCCTCTACCCTGCACTCCAGGAACGCGACCCTGAAGTCCTCGTCCAATAAGCCTGAAGTTCTCGTCCAACAAGCCTGAAGTTCTCGTCCAAACGCCAACCCATCCTTGAATGCTTGATGAATTTAAAAGAATCTAAGAAGGGACTTCGCTAGAATGGCGACGGCCCGGAGGAAGCGCAAACTTCCCCCGAGCCTAACCGCAAAAATTCACGGCGTGATCGTGAACAACGCAGCTAAAACCATCATAAAAAATTTGGAGTTCGAATGAGTGGTCAAAAAGATTGCCCGCACTGCGGCGGCTCGGGACAGAAATACATTCCCGAACGAAACGGCGTTCTGCAATGTGAATGCGTCAAGCAAGGACGGCCAGCGCGGCTACTCGCAGCGGCCGGGATTCCCCGCACCTACGAGCACTGTGAGTTCGATAATTATCTCCCGCCGCCGGACAATCCATTTCTGAAAATGGCGCTGGTCAAAGCCGAAGGCTACGTCGAGAACTACCTTACCCAAACTACGGGAAAAGGGTTGCTCTTTATGGGACATTACGGTTTGGGCAAAAGTCATCTTGCCGTAAGCACTATCAAGGCGTTGATGCGAAACCAGTCCATTTCCTGTTTCTTCTGTAATTTTTCCTGGGAATTGCAAAAGATCCGGGATTCGATGAGTGAAAGCCAGACTTTGATTTTGCCGCGGTTGGTCTATGACGCCGAGGTCTTGGTTCTCGATGACTTCGGCTCGCAACGCTGGTCGGGCTGGGTGCAGGACATGATGTCGGCGGTCATCAGCAATCGCTATGATCACCATCAGCCGACGTTAATCACGACGAATCTTAGCGACAAAGCGTCCGTTGATCGCGTCAAGGCACGCTCCGCCTACTTAAAGAAGTTGGGTGTGATGAACGCCGAGGGCGACATCGATAATTTCCAATTGCAACGCCTGGAAAATTGCGGCATTTACCTCCGCCCGCCGCGGGATGAACCCGTAACGTTAGAAGATCAGATTGGGGAGCGTCTGCGGTCCCGCCTCTATGAAATGTGTGAATTGATCCCGATGTATGGGGCCGATTACAGGCGTTCGCTTCAGAAACAAAGCCATGAGCGATGAATGGGACTGGCAATGGCATGAGTGCCCGCGATGCTTGGCAATGACCGAGGGAATCGGCGTACTGCGGCTCCGAAACCCGTCCAAAACCGGAGAACGGCCGGTGCTCGTCCTATTTCAAAACGGCTTTGGAGCATTCTGGCCCCTGCTGATCGCCGACTTGAACCGGTTACCGTTTGAACCCGATGACGGAGCCAGCATGTGCGGCGGGACACTCCCAGCGCCCTGGGTATGGGAAGACGCGAATCCGGCAATCATGGCGGCGGTCCGCGCCGGTGATCTCACATTTCGGGGATTCCCCCACGATCGGTTATAGGCGGCGATTCGAAACCCAAGGCGATCCAAACCAAGATTGCGGCTTACTCGCGGCCCACGGACGTTTTTACGACGGGTTTCCCGGCCGCTAGGGGAACCGGAGGAGGCGGCTGTTGGATTCCCGCCACACCGCTGACCACCGCGGTTGCTGCGCCCCCCGCTCCCCCGGCCCCGACCCAGGCATTGGAGGACTTGCGCTGGCCGACGGTGTAGACCCGCAGAACGCCGTCGGGGAAGATCTGCTCTTCGCCATCTTGAATGTAATAGCTGAAGCGCAAGTAGACGCGGCCGGTCGTGTCTTCGAGATCGGCAATCCAGGTGTAGAGCGGCCCGACAAGACCCGGGTCGCGTTTGGAGAGCTGGCCGTTGGCGAGGGTCGGACGGGTCTTCTGGCCATTCACAAACGAGCCGGACGGCCCGAGGTTGGTGTAGATCCACCAGCAGTACTGGACCTCTTCTTGGGAGTAGGTATAGCCGTCGACGGGAGAGACCGGATGCGCAATGGTCAGGTCGTTGCCCCAATAACCGGCATCAAAGATCTCGGCGCGCACGGCCCCGAACTTTGCATTCTGCGAGACGTGCACGAGAGGCGTGGTCCGCAGCGGCTGGGCATTCGCCATGAAGTCGTAGGGGACCGCAACGAACGGTTCGGTTTCGGCAATCACCGGCATCGCCCGCTGGCACCAGCTGTAGACCTTCACGCAGCCGTCGTTGGTGTGGGTGTCGGAGCCCTCCCCTTGTTTGAGGTAGGACACTTCCGATTGAACGGCTCCCGCGGCCGTCACATCGGTGATCCAGTAAAAGAGATTGCCGGGCTGAGAAAAGCTGATCCCCGGCGGATGGAGCATGCCCGGGATGAAGTCCGCTCCCGGCGCGCGCGTCATGTAGAGGCGCGGCACATACAGCGTCTCGGCTAGCGTGTAGGCATAGCCGTCGACGGGCGAGACCGGCAGAGGCAGGACGTTGCCGTGTTTGTAGAACCCCTGATAGAGGTATTCCGCCCGCACGGCCCCGAACTTCGCGTTCTGGTTCAGGTGGATGAGATCGCCATCGGCCAACGGTTTGTTGGCGGCAAAGCCCGACTCATCGAGATCGGTGAAGGGCGGCGGCGCGCCCCACAGAAATTGCGACATCGAAACCCCACGAAACCAAACACGCTAGTTGAACGCGCTCACGCTCATGCGCTGGCACAGCGCATAGACGCGGACCATGCCATCGGTCGAAATCGTTTCCGCCCCGCCTTGGCGATAATACGACACGGTGAGCGCCACCTGACCGGTTTGGTCGTTGATATCGCAAATCGTCCAATAGAGATTGGCGGGCTGGCTTAAAGAAAACATCGGGGCCAGGGCCTGGCCGGATTGGAAGTTGGTCCCCGGGGCGCGGGTGGAATAAAACTCCGCCTCGAACTGGCACTCCTCCCGGGCATACGCGTAGCCGTCGGCGGGAGAGACGGGCGCGCCCACCGTGTCGCCATGTTTGTAGAAGCCCATATAAATCCGTTCCAGGCGCACCACCGTGAAGGCCGCATTCTCGGTGATGTGCACGAGAACGTCGTCAACGACAGGAGAGTCCGGAGCGCAGAGGATGTCGGGGATGTCCACGCCTCCGGGAACGACGGCGCGGTAGGCGAAGGGCGGAGGCGGAGGAATGAACCCGAGCAGCGCCGCCCCCAGTGCCTTGGTGATTTCCAGGTTGTCGAGCGCCGAAATCAGCGCGGGCCCAATCGCCTTCGTCACCTCGATCCGGTCGGCGTGAGAGAGCAGCGCCGCCGCGACCGCCTTGGTGACCTCGACGTTGTCGAGCGCCGAGATGAGCACCGGCGCTAAGGCTTTGGTAACGTCGAGTCCGTCCCCCGCCGGACCGCGAGGCCGCGCATCAGCGAAGACCGGAGCGCCGAAAGGGAAAACGCCGAACATGGATTTAAGGCTCGGGGATCGTGGGAAGCGTTCCGGCCGTCAGATCCGAGGTCAGTGCCGCTTCAAAACATCCTTCTATGCCTGCGAATATGGGGCTATTCGCGGGAAAAGCCGCTCCGTTGCCGCGCCGGAAGGCGAACACGCCGGGGGAGCCCGGGACATAGAACTGCATGAAACCGTACTCGTATGAGGTGATGCCCGCGACCGCCGGAGTCGGCGTGGACACCAACACGCCTCCAGCTACACCGGGCGGCGGCGTGGCATAGATCAGGCTGGGGGTAATGGCGTTCAGGGTGGCGTCAAAAAATAAGTTCACAAATAGAGTGTGGCCCATAAGTTGAAAGCGCGCCCCAAGAGTGGTCACGCCGGTGAAGCTGAACGCCGCATCCCCCAAGTCCGTCGAATAGACCGGCGTCCACGGCGTCCACGGCCCTGTCGGTATCGCATTCACCGCCGTTTGGATATCGGTGAATACCTTGACCGTCGCGGTGTTGGCAATATTATCCCCCACCACAATGGCCCGCGCCGTCGTGCCCTCCTGGGCGCGGACGATGGTGAACACATCTCCGGCGATGGCGGTGACGCGAACGATTTCGGCATTGGTGAAGGTGGGATCAACGCCGGTGGGCCACACCGTGCAGTTAAACGGAGCCACCGGAAAGCGCACGGCTTGCCCGGCGGCGACCGTCAGTGACGTTCCCGTCAACGCCGGTGATGGAGCCGTCGCAACCGTCGACTTGGCAAGATTCGCGTGGGCGTCGAAGGTGGCCATCAGGCCACACTCTTCAAGCACATTTCCAGAGCCTGCACTTCCGCGTAGGTAAACCGCTGGCCCGTCACCGGATTCACTTCCATGATCCGGTCCGCACTGGCGAGCGCCGTCGTCGGCGGCTGATCGACGGTATTCGAGATCCCGCCAGAGCGGATGCCCAGACCCAACTGGCTTGGACCTGAGGTCCCATTCACTCTCCGCGCGGTGAGCTTCACGCCCCGGATGGTGACGTTGCCGACGACGAGATCCGAGAGTGCGCAGTCGAACTCCTGGCCCGCGATGGCGGAGACGATCATGGTCTGATCGTTCAGGACCACTTCCGCAATGTCGGGATAGGTCCCCGAAGTCCAGTTGTTCACGGCTCCCGCACCATTGGGCCAGAGTGTGGCGACGCCCGCAAAGCCGCGGGTGTCCTCGTCGGCCAGGATGACTTCGCTCAGCCCGACGCTGATCGTGTTGTTAGCAAGGATGCGGAAGCAATCGAGCGCCGCGACCCCGCTAATAGTCAGATCTCCGGTGAAATCGATAATCGGAGTCGGGCTGGTTTGCAGATAGACTTTCACATTCCCGTTCGCAGTATTGAAGCCAGTGACGTGCATATCGATGCGGTGGAGTACGTCTTTACCAAAACTCAGTCCGGTTTCGGCGGCGATACTCGTACTCACTCCAGTCGATGTCTCTTTCCAGAGGGCCATCTGATTACCGCTATCTGGACCGCGGGCCAGAAACAACCCGCCAGTGGGAACCGTGGATAGGCCGAGACCCACCTCTCCCACGCGAATCGACGGTGGGTCGGCAATAAGGGCGGTCTGGAAGCCGTATTCACAGCTCATCCATAGATCCGTCCGCGGCGCCGGGATAGGCATGCCTTCGGCGAGCAAAGCCCCCGTGACTTGGAGTCGCGGGCTATACAGAGAGGCGCGGACATACTCGGGGCGGCGAGGTGCAATGGAGATATTCGCTTCGCTGTGCACGCTTCCATTGCCGATGCGGGCGAACTCGATCTCTTCCCCTGCCGCCCACCAGAATGCTGTCAAGCTGCACCTCCAATTCAGAATAATCCCGCCTCCACATCTGGAGGCGCTCAGCCAATCGTATTCCCCGGCGCGCCATCCGACATGCCGCCCGAATCCTCGCTGATGAACATATACGTCGCGCGCTCACTTGGCGACGCGCCCCCCCAATCGGGAATCCCCGAGGCATCGTCGGCCACCACAAAGCGGCCCCGGCCCGGCGACATGAACCGCGTGTCGGCGACGGTCAAGGTCATCTGTCCGCGTGGATAATCGGGCTGCCGGTGGATGACTTCACAAATCACATCCGTCAATCCCATCGCGCCGGTTTTCAAGTCGAGCACGAGCGGATGCGATAAGGCAATAAAATCGCCCAGCTCCACGACCAGGTTCTTGAAGAACGTCGGAACGGTGTAGATCGGCGTATGGAACGCATGCCGGTTGAAAATCCGGTTGATGAGCAGGAACAAGCGGGACGTGGCCCCGTAGCTGAAGCGCAGCCCCTCGGCATTCAGGGTGTGCACATATGGTGCGCGGTAGAGATCGAGCGACTTCTGCTGGGCGAAGGTGAGTGTGACTTCATCGCCCGAGCCGTCCGCCAATTGCGGCACCGTGGCCTTCACAATATTGATAATCGGCCAACGGTCGATGGTGGGGATACTCACGGTCTGGTTTTGATCGATCGAGACGGAAGGCGAGACCCCGGCCGGATATTTCATCGAGTGCGGTTTCAACTGTCCATCCCCGCGCGTGATCCAGTAGAGCCCGCAGACCTTCAGGATTTGATCTTCGAGCCATGCTTTGCCCGGCGACGACGACGTCCGCACGAATTCCCAACGCTCTTGGGGAAATTCGTTATCGCGCATCTGGAGAAGTACGGGCACGTCGATGCCCGGATTCGGATTGATCAGCGTTGCCGGGTCGATCGCGTCGTACTGCTGCCAGTCCGGGTTGATGCCGTAGCCCGCTTGTCCGGTGCCTGAGCCATCGCCTCCAGTGACGACGATCAAGGGTGGTGAGGATTGGCCGAAACCCATCTCGTTCTGCGCGACGGCGAGAAGGATATCGATGGGGTTGCCCGAGAGGTAGCGCGGGTTGTCGTCGGAAATCAATTCACCGTTATCGAGCACGGCCGGAGGATAAAGCGGCATCCCCATCGGCCCTTGCCCGATCGCCCACGGCAGCGGGCCGCCGTTGATGAAGACTTCGTCGTTCAAGCGGGTGATGCCGTCCTCGACGGCGATCGTCATCTTCCCGTCCGCCGTCCGGCCAATCGCGCGGATGCGTCCGGAATGCAGCGCGACGAATTGATCGGGGTTGGCGAGATCGAGACCAGGGAAACCGAGACGCAGCTGGCAGTAGGAGCCGATGAAGCTGGGATCGGCGGACAATTGCTTCAGCCGGCCCGTGGGATCGATCGCGGTCAGCTCATATTGGGAAATGTTGGTATGGCCGGTCAGCTCGTCGACCGACTGCGAAGGCCCGCGCGGGACGTCGAGCGTCGGCAAACACGCGCTGGCGTTCGCGGCTTTCGTCAGCGGGAAAAACGTGCATAGTGCAAGCGCAAAAGCGGGAATCTGAAAGACGAACAGCGGCTCTTTCTGCTCGCTATCGAGCGCCGCCTGCCAGAGGGGATCGCCGGTGATCATGGTTCTACGGTACGTCGTACATGTGGTACAATGTACGGAGTTCTAGCCAGCGGCAGGAGGCCGTCCACAAGATGATCAAAGAAACATTTACTGCATTGAAAGCCATCGGCGTTGAAGACCAACATATCCTCAATGTGCTTGTTGCGCTCGAGGCGCGGCATGAGGAACACCGGCATAATTTCGATCTGATGCGCGACGAGATCCATGGCATCAAGCACACCCTCGCCGTCCTCACATGGGCAATGGCGGTCTGGCCAACAGTTCTTTTTGGTCTTGGAATCACGATCCTGTTGAAGGTGTGGAAATGAAACCCAAACAATTGACAGCCGTGCGCAAACAAATGGGAAAGAGCCGCCGGGAGCTTGCGGCGATGCTGGATGCCAGCGTCGATGCGGTCTCGTCCTGGGAGTCCGGACGGCGTCCCATCTCGAAGATCACTGATCTTGCGATCCAACATTTGAACTGCATACTGCAGACGTCTGCACTTGAATCCAATCACGGCCAGGGCACCCACTTGCGGAAGCGGCATTGAAAGGTGTACGCGCCCAGCTGCTTGTACGCTGCCGTCCACGTCGTGGCCTCGAGTAGACACGTTGTGAACCCGGCGCCCGCCGCATCCGGATAGTAGTCGAAGGTCTCCCCCGTCAAGGCCACTTGCATGAAGGCGTCCCAGTTGGCCACGTCTTGGTCGTTCCAGACATACTCCATCGTGAAGGCGATGTAATCATCCTGCCGCACGAAAAGGCTTTCGGTCACTCCGGAGGACGCGCGGTTGTCGAAGCGCACGACAGCGTAATCGCGGTAGGGGACCATGCGCGGGGGCAGGTGGAAGGTGAAGCTCGACGCGCCGCCCGAGGGATAGACGATCTTAGGAAGTGAGAGCGGCATTAGGGGACTCCGCCCAGCGCATGCGTGGCCGTCAGCCGGACGCCGCCAAAGCGGACGCCGTCGTCGATCACTCCGGCCATCCATGCCGCGGCCTCGGCCTGTCCAATGACGATGACGCGGACCGGGCTTCCGCCGCGAGCACCCGCCGCCATTGGCGCCGGGCCTCCGCCTCCCGCAGTGGCGCCTTCGCTATAGCCTCCGCCACCGTAAGCTCCGCCCCTTCCGCCGCCACCTCCGGCCAGTGCGGGCGCGACGATCGGCGCGGCGGCAAGGGACGCAAAGCCGATGCCCGCAGCGGTGTGCATGGCCGCCGACCAGAAGTTGAAACCCGCTTTAGAAGCGAAGGCTTCGGCGAACTCCTCTCGTGCGCGTAGAGCGGCGCGGGCCAGGATGGAGGCTTGTTCGGCGTGGTCCTTGTTGAGAATCGCGTCGGTCACCAGATCGATCGCACCCACGGCGACGTTGGCCCACTTGCGATACTGCGGAACCAGCGAGGCGAGGGTGGACGCCATTAGACCTGCGGCTTCCCTCCACATTCCGACACGCTGCTCCAGATGCTTCCGTTCCTCAGCCGATTGCCTGCGCCGGATGTCCCCTTGCATTTCGGCGAGATATTCATCGAAGTAAATTCTCGCGGCGGCGTAGTCCTCGGCGGCTTTCTTTTGGTCGGCGAGGTTCTTGAGGGCTTCCTGCGCCATTTGGCGTGAGATCGCCATGGACTGGTTGGCGAGTTCCGTCTCGGCATTGAAGGTGACCGTCGCCAGGCGGTTGCGCTCGTCAAAGTAAAAAGCGTCAATCGCTTTCTTGTCGTCCGCATACTTCTTCGCGGCGGCAAGACCTTCGTCATACATCCGGCTCTCGAAGTCGAATTGCACTTGTTGCCAGTGCTGCTTTTCGCGCATCGCGCGGTAGAGTTCTTCCCGGGCTTTCTTCGCCTCCGCATCGCGTTTCTTCTGCTCCGCCTCCTCGCGCTCCAATTCCTCCGGGGTTTTTGCGCGCGGCGGCTTCGGTAATTCCACCGAGACGCCCGGAGTCTCTTTGAATCGCCCGGGCGGCTCCGTCAGCGCCCCCCAGCGCAATCCCTGGATGTGCTCCGCCGCGGCGATGATGATGTTGAGGTCTTTGATGGTGGAATGGAGCTGGGGTTCGATGAATTTGAAGAACCCGGTGACCATCGGCACGAGCTGGACGCCGAACTTGCGCGTGAAGTCTTCAAGGACATCGGTCAATGCCATCCATGATTTTTTGAGCTCATCCCCCTGGCGCTTCTGCTCATCGGTCAACGCGCGGCCGCTTTCCTCGGACCGGCGTTTGACATCCTCGTAACCCTCCGCGAGTTTTTTCAGCGATTCGGCCACCCCCAGATAGCCTTTGCCAAGTTGCTCGTTCAGAGCGAGATTGCGCGTTCCTTCATCACGAAGCTTGTAGATCCGCTCGAGCACGGTCTGGATGCGCTGATCCATCGGCAGCAATCCGAGGTTGGCGACGTCTTGAGCCGAACCCATCAGATTGCGCAAACTCTTCGCCGCCTGGCCCCCGGGATCGCGCAACGCCTTTTCGATATTCACGCCCAGCCGCGCCAAGGTTTGCGTGAGCGCATCGAAGCTTTCATCGGATTCGTGGGCGGCCTGGTCCATGGCGGCCAGGGCATCGGTTGAAAGGCCGGTCGCCTCCGAGAGGTCGCCCATCTTGTCGGCGGTTTGGGCCGCGTCGCGCGCCAGTTTCAGAAGGGATACACCGAGAGCCGCCGCGACGCCCGCCGCGGCCAGAAACCCGCTCGACATGGCTGCCGACATTCCCTTCGAGACCTCGGCTGTCGAGGCCATTTGCTTCTCGACGTCGCCGAGCGCACGCGTGACCTGATCGCGGAAGGAGGACGTCGCGCCGAGCGCCTTCGAAGGATCGGCGGCGATTTCAAACAGAAGTCCAAGGCTGGAGTCACTGCGTCGCGACATCGAGGTTCACCGGTGGCCCAGTTGGGCCGTTGCCAATTGCGCTTGTTTGAGTTCCCAGTCGCCGAGAACGGCGGCACAGGCCGCGTCCAGTTGCCAGGCGGCAATCCCCGTCAACTCAACCAATGCGCTAGGCCGGGCGCTCCACATCTTCGCCACCAACGCCAACTCCAGCACCCGCGGGGGATCGGCGAGAAAACCTATCGAGACCGCCGCCCGAGGCGTCGATCTCCCCTCCTGCGAAGCGGATGATGAAGGACAGATCCTCATTCGACACCCAGGCTGGATCGACTTCCCCAGGCTGGGGGTTGGGCCGGATCACCGGCTGGAGGATGACCTCTTCGAGTAAATCGATGGTCCAGCGGGCGAAGTCGATGATTTCATCGGTGGAGAGCTGCGCCGCGCCATTGGTTTTCCCCATCTCTCCCATTGTCCGCGCGGCCGCGCCCGTGGGCAGACGCCCGGTACGCCGGAGCCACCATTCCGGCGACGGACGGTAGGCCAGGACGCGGAGACCTGAGGGAAGCACGAGCGGCACGGCTCCAGCCGCGCGCCGTTCGCTTGCCAGGCGTTTGAAGTCCTCCGCCGAGGCAAAACCATCATGGTTGCTTCCACTCATACCTGCATCAACCATTGCATCAGCTCATCACCCTGCACCCGCGTCATGTCCATGATGAGACCAAAGGTGACCTTCCATACCGATTCCTTCGAGCGCGAAAATTCCGACTCCAGCGCCGACTTCAGATAGCACTTATAACCCAGCACGTAGGCATATTTTGAAGGAGTGGAGAGACGTGGGGCGATGAGCAGAATCGACATCGTTTGGGCGGTCGCATTCAATTGACCGCCGCCGGAGAGATATTCGCCCCCCGTGACCGGGATATATTGAAAGAGATCCGGGCCCGTGATGAGCCAATCGAGCGTTTGGAAGCGCGTTTCTTTGACCGTGAAACCGATTTCGGCCGAGGTGACGGTGAAGCCCGCATCGATGGCGGATTCGTGCTGATCGTCGCGGATCGGGTTGACCTCCTCGGTAATCCCCACCGTCGCCGGGCCTTCGGTCGAGCCCAGAAACTTGGCGTTCGTGGCGGCGATGGGAATGCCATTTTCCAGCAGGACCGTATTCGCGTCGGCGGTGGGCGCGGCCGAGGACGGCGGACGCACCACATTGAGATAGACATCCGCCGGACCTTGAAAAATATATTGCGAGCGGTATTGCCGCGGAACCGGACCTGCCATGTCAACCTCCCACTGCAGACGTCTGCACTTGGCTTCCGACCGGCCAGGTTTGGCCCATCTGCAAAACCTGGTCTCGTGGTTGACGGTTCGGGTCCGCGAGTAAGCCCCATTCGACTTTGATGATGGTTTCCTTGGCGCGGCCCCATTCGATCGAAAACGCTGACGTCAGGTAGGCGCGATAGGCAAAGATGTACAGCCAGTACTTGCCGCGCCGCGGCCCGATCATCAGCAGCGTGTGTTCGCGCGCCGCGGCCGAGCGCATGTCGCCGAACTGCAAGAAATCCGATGCAGGCGCGTTCGCCCCAGCCGGAAGCGCGAAATAGGTGCAGGTCTGAAGGCCCGCAAAATAATTCGGCATCCGGGCATAGTCGAGTTCTTTGACCGCAAACCCAATCGAGCCTTCCATCTGGGTCAAGCCCGTTTGGATGGGCGCGGAAAAGTTATCCGCCATGATCGGCTGAAATGTCGGCGCGAGTGAGAACGTCACCGGGCCTTCGGTGATGCCGAGGTTAAACCCATCGTCTCCGGTATCGGTCGGCACGCCCGTCGCCTGGTCGATGGTGGGCGTATTGACGCCAGGCACCAGCGGCACGGCTGAGGGCGGCGCAGCCATGTCGAGCCAGATATCCATCGGGCCCTGGAAAATGTCGGCCGGAGAAAAGCTATGCGGAACGGTTGCCATTATCGAGACCCTCCCAAGAAACCAACGGGCGTCGCTTTGATCGCACCCGCCGCCACTAACCCCGCGATCAACGGCGCGGGCGCATAGCGGATCTGCGAGCCGATGCGCAAATCCAGAATCCGGCCCGGCTGCGAGGGAAACCACAGCGCCGTCGAGGCTAGCGACGATTGCATCGCGTGCCAGCCTGGTTGGATCATCAGCCGCAGCTCATCGACAATCACGGTGTAGGTTCCGGGATCGGTTGCCCGCGGCAGAGTGCGGGGATGGACATCTCTCCGCGGATTCCACCATGGCCACGTCGAGATCTTCTCAGGCTTCCTCGCGGTCAATGTGCACCTCCAACGTTGCAGCGCAGGCGAACCGGTCCTTCTGCCGGCGGACGTCGTCGTAGTTGTGCCGTCCGACGAAGAGTTCCTTGACCGTCCCATACGTACACGGAATCGTCACCGTCTGCGTCGTGAATGGCAGCGTGATCGGCCACGGCAGAGCAAAGTCGGCGATGTCGATCGACATCAACACCGCATCGAGGGCGCGGACATAATCCTGCACGAGCGCGGCGCAGACTCCCGCATCCTGGTGGGCCACCGCCGCGGCGACGAGAAATTCGTAGGAGCCCGCGCGGGTGCCCACCGAATCCGGATCGAAACTGGTATCGGCGGGCACGACAAGAAGCGCTGGATACTGCGGGATCGTATAGGGGGCCGTCTGATACGTCACGATGTTGGGGAGAGGCGGCTCCTGATCGGTGGAGGCGACCCAGGCCAAAGCCGATGGCAAATCGCGCTGGAGGAAAGCGACCATTTGATAGACCAGGCGCTTGCTGAAGTCCGCGGTATAAACCGGTTTCCACATATGCTATGGTCTGTGACCGCCGACGGTGGAGAAGCCCCATTGAAGATAGGTTGGCGTCCACGGTATTCATTGCTCTCGGCCACGTTCCTCTCCACCGCGGCTGACCCAAAGAAATCCCACCAGTGCTGCCGAGATCAAAACCAAGATCACAGTCAGAAGCAACACGGCCACGGTCATCGCTCACACCCCCGTCACGGCAAAGCCGATGCGCCGGGCCAAAGTGGCCACGTGCTGGACGATCAAGGAGCGCATGCGGCGCTTCGCCGTCTCCGATAATTCCAGAATCTTGCGCTGCGGCATACCGCGGCCCGGTCCCTTCTGGCGGCGCCCGAACCCCGAGCCGGTTCCGGTCTGATGGAATATCCCGTAGGGCACGCGCGATCCCCACACCAGCGTTGTCCGGCCGATCTCTTCGACATGCTCACCGCCGCCCCGTTGGAAGGACGACTCCAGGCGCCCCGTATCGGAGAGGATCCGCGCATGGCCCTTATAACGGATCGTCGAGGGGGCCAGCTCCGCCCATTCGCCATGGCCCGAAGTGGCAAATTGCTCCATCACCGTGGGCTCGAGTACCTCTTCGACCATTCCTCGAAACGCCGGCGCCCAATCCTTGAGGCCGGCTTGGAAATCCCCGATGGCGGTGTGGAAGAAGACTTCTTTGCCGGTGCGCCCTTTGTAATTCCAGCTCCAATTGAATTGGAATTCCATTGAACTCAAGCTCCGAAGGCGGCGCGATCGGCCTCGGCCACTTTGACGAAGGCTTCCTCGATCGCGTCCAGATCACCGCCGCGAATCAATTCGGTGGCGACGAGATAGAGAAAATCGTCTTTGCTTTGATGTTCGGATTCGTAGTGGCGGCAACGTTCTTCCAGACGCGCGTGGATCTCAATCGCGCGCCGGAGGTCGTCGGTCACCATCATCAATTGTTCCATCACCGCAATCATTGTTGGCTCCCGACTGCAGACGTCTGCACTTAAAAGTCCTGGTGCTTCCAGAAGGCGCGGTTCCAGGCGTCGTTTAGCGGGACTTGCGTGGGCGCCTCCGCGCCGGCATAGCCGTCGACCCCGCGGCCGACGAGACCCACAGTGGCATCGACGGGCCGCAGCAGGTTGTCGTATTTCCCATCGAGAATGGCCTTGAGCGTATCCTCAAACCGCTTGCAATGAAGGTCGGCAAGCGCCGACTCCCCTGGCTGCAAGGTCGAGGTCTCCTGTAACGCTAACGCGAGATCGCAAATCCCCGCGGAGCGGTTGGTCGAGCGCAGAAAATCCACTTGCTCTTGTCCGACGAGCAGTTCGCGATGGACGCCCCGCGCCGCGAGCGCCGCGTCGATGCGGGAGGCCGCGTCGTCGATCCAGGATTGAATTGTTGCATCCTGGATCGAACCCTGCGCGTTACGCGTGAACTGCGGGAAGGCGGTCGTGACCTCATCGACGGTGCAATAACCCATCGTGCCCTACTTCTTTTTGGGTGTAAGCCCGAAGTTGGCGCCAATTTCGGGAATCCATACCCATTTCGGCTGCGCCACGGGCGGCGGACACGGCCGGTGCCGTATGCCATAGTTCGGGTCGACGGGAATCCAGTGGCCCGGTAAATGGATCGGCGGCGCCGGTGTCGGTGCACCGCCACCAGGCAGAGGGACGCCGAATCCCGGGTCGACCGGACGCCAGCCCCAGACGGGCGGTAGCCCATAGCCAGGATCGACGGGAATCCAGTCGCCAGGCCAGCTCGGTGGTCCGACCGGCACACCCCAATCCGGATCCACCGGTAACACCGGAAATCCCGGAGGTTTCACGATCGGATGCGAGGGCCGTCCGCCGGCATCGACTCCATAGCCCGGATCGATGGGCGGCGGGATCGGAAGTCCATAGCCCGGGTCCACCGGACCCTCTAGACCATAGCCCGGATCGATGGGCGGCGGGATCGGAAGTCCATAGCCCGGGTCCACCGGACCCTCGACTCCGTAACCCGGATCCACAGGGGGCCGGCCCGGCCAGCCCGCTTGCGGCCGGGCCCAAATCACATAACGTGTCCATCTGCTCATCTGGTGCTCCTTTTTTCGAAAAGCGATTGTCCTCACTCCATGTAGTCGATGTAGCCATTGGCCGTGGCGCCCGCCGCGACCTGCACAAAAATCGTGGTCGCACTCGGCATCGCCGTTTCCGACCAGCCATAGACGCCGATTGGCCGTAGGCAAATCCGCGTCGGCGCAAAGGGCAACCCGTGCGGGACGTTATTCGCGCCCGGGGTCAGGCCCGTCACGTTCAAGGTGCCAAATCGCCGAAAGCTTCCATCGAGCATCGGAATGGTCGAGCCATCATTCAGATTGGTGACCTGGATCGCCATGACCGCCTCACTCCTTCTTTTTCTTCGCTGCTGGCGGCGCCGCCGGCGCCGGTTCGTCGTTCTCCGTGAAGGTGAGTTTGGGCTTCGTTATCCCGGCGGCTTCTGGACCGCTCGGTAGCTCGGCCGCATGCGGCATTTTCGCGAGGAATAGATCCGCCAGCTCTTCGGGCAATTCGTGGATGCCGGCCGAGTACTCGATGTGATTGTGGGTGATCGAATAGATCAGCCGGATTTTCTTCTTCGGAGCGTCGTTCATGAGATCACGTCCATGAACAGAAACCCGGCTTTGGGTTCGATGAAGTGCTGATCGTAGTAAAACTCCACGCCGAGCACATCCGAGCGCCGGCGTTCGTAGCGGTAGCGGCGTACGAGAAACCCGCCGGTGTTGTTGACCAAATCGCCCTGCATGCGGCCATTCGCGGCGATCGTCACCATCCAAACGAACGTATAACCCAGCGCCAGCGTGCGCTTGGAGGGCCGCGGCGGCCGGTAGTAGACGAGCGCATTGTCGCCCCAGACGCGGATGAGATTATCGGTCTGGCCCATGGGGACCGACTGTTGCAACGCGCCAGCGATAATGCATTTTTCGACGCCGAAGGCCTGCGCCAGATCCTCGGCCGATAGCGGTTGATGCATGCCCGTTCCGGTGTATTTCACGCGATCAATGATTTTTGGATGGTTGCGGATCGTCAAATAAACCGGCGTCGACAGGAGCAGCCGGTTGGGCATCGCGCCCGTCGCTTGCTGCACGACATTCTTCGCCTCGTCGACGTCGAGAATCGGATCGGAATTGGTGAAATCCGACCACTGCGAGGTGCCCGAAAGCGTCGTGTTCAGCGGCATGTTGGCGGGCGTGATCTTCGCCGCGCCGTTCACCTCTTCGTTCAGCCGGATCGAATCGGTCACCTTCTCGGTGACTTCGATATCGAGGTCGGCGCCGGGATCGGCATTGGCGACAATTTCATCCGGCTGCGGATAGTCCAGGGCATGGCCATCGGCGTAGAACCAGCCGCGCGCCTCCAGATCGATCGGGATCTCATTCACGTCCGCGCCGGGCCGCTTGGCGTCGGGAATGGAGCGAAACTGCTGCTTCGAAAATTTAAAGAACACGTCGGATTGCTTGTCGACCGGGACCACGGGGAAGACCTCCGCCTCGAAGACAAAGGCGGGATTGTGATAAGCGACCGAAATATTCGACAGGGCTTGATCGACGTGAACAGTCGTTTTGGTGATCATCTACGCAACCCTCACAATATTGGTCATCATGATTTTGATCACGGTTCCCGCCTGCGTCGCGGCCTCTAGAGCAAAGCCGACTTCATGGACGGTCGTTCCGGCGGCTTCATTGATTCGTTTGATGCGCCCCTGGTTGTCGGCGATATTCACCCGATCGCCGACCGCAATGGGGCTCGCCACCACGACGTAGGTGAGTCCCGCCATGCGCACATCGATATTCCGGCCCTGGGCATTGTCGGGAATCGTGTTGGGCGGCCAGGCGGTCCCGCTGACGATCGTATAGGCGCCGTATTGGTAATCGGCCCATCCGTTTGGGATGATCGATTCCTGCGCCACGCCCGCCACCGGTCCCGCGTTGGCCGCCGTCGGCACCGCGCATCCGTTGGAATAGTTCGCCGTATTCAGGACCAGACACGTGAATTTGCCGATCATCACATTGGCGTTATTGCGAAACGCTCTGTCGAGTAATGCATCCATGTGGTGTCCTTTCTAGCGATCCGTCAGCGTGGCGCATTCGGTTTTGTAGTGTTCGTAGAAATCCGGATCCGCGCGCGTGACCGCACTCAAGGCCTCCGCATAGCGCGCCTCTTTGTGATCGGTCATGTAGGCTCTGATGCGCGCATCCATCTCCTGGCGCGCGGTCAGGGCGCTTCCATCTCCAGAAATCCCGCGGGTGGAAAGATCGACGACGGGCTTCAGCTCCGAGAGATATGCTGCGACGTGGGCGTAGTCGGCGATCGCGAGACTGAAGAGCGTCTCGCGCTGCTTCGGCAAAATTTTGCCATTGTTGACCGCTTCCGTAAGCAGTTGATTGACTTCCTGGACGCGCAGGAACGCGTCAAAGTTCAGCTTTCCGGCGGCGCTGAATTCGCGCGCCTTCGATAGCAGCTGATGGGAGGGCACCCTGGCGAATTCAAGAAGACACGCCGTCTCCGCACGCTGGGTTTCGATCGCGCTCATTTGCTCGATCGCGCCGGAATCGGCCGCGGCCGTCCGTAGATCCTCGGGGAGATCGCACAAGCCAACGAGTGCGGTGCCATCGTAGACGCCAAATTTGCCGGCATGCTCGCCGTCGGTGAGTTTTTTCAACTTGAATTGTTTCATGGCAAAAACCTCCTTTCCTTCTTTTGCGGGAGCGGCAATATCGCCGGGGACGTGTACAGATTCGGCATCGATAAGATCGATGAGCTCGGCCAGGCGGATGGATTCGCTCATCGCCACGCGTTCGAGCAAGCCCGGATAGGCCGACGAGGCGATCTCGATCGGAGGCAGATCTTTCAAAAATGGACGGTTGGTGATGGCCGCGGCCGCCAGCCGCGTACCGAGAGCCTTGCCCGTTTCGTCTTTCGACTTCCAGTGGATCTCCGGGGACAGGTAGCGGAATTCTTTCGAGCGGATCGCGGCGAGGCATGCTGGTGTGAATTCGGCCCAGCCCCATAAGATCTCACGGCCCTCGCCGAACTCCTCGATATCGCCGGTTAGCGGTTTGAGCCACCCGGCCGCACGGGTGTGCCCGGGAGCCGATCCCGCCGCGGCCGACAGGTGTTCATAATCGAGAGGCGTTTCCCGGCGCGCCATGTTGCGACGCATGTCGCGTAGATCGGCCGCCGTGATCGTGAAGCGTTTGTCGCCCTGTTTGAAGTCGCCGGTATAGGCGATCGGAATCCGGACCAGACCATCGCGCACTTCGGAGGCCGCCGCGTGCTCTTTATCTTTATCGCGCCAGGCCTGATGACAGATGGCGGCGCGTTGGGTTGAATCGTACTCCTGCATCGCCTCGTCGCCCATGCAACGGGAGATGAAGTCCTCTTCCTTTTCTTCGGTCTTGGGTTTGGGGACCGGCGTACGAGAGCCCAGCGTTCTGGGGGCGTCCCCCCATTCTTCATCGACGAGGCCCCTAGCCTAACGCCGCCGGCGGGCGTGATGCAATCGCTTCTTACGTTTCCGATGCAGCACCCGGTAAATCAACCGGCGGGCGAGGCGCAGTTGTTCCCGGCGTTGGGCGGGCCGGAGCGTGGCCTGTTCCATCACCGTGCGGAGGGCGGCGTTGATGGAGGCTTGATAGCGGCGTTCTCCGGGAAGTGTAGCGCGGTGTTTGAACCAGTCGAGGACGTCGCGATCGAGCGACAAGGTCACGCGGACGTGCTCTATATCAGCGGTCGACATACTCGACGAGGATTTTGATTTCACCACGGTTCTCCAGCGTGTCTTTGAAGGCGCGCACGCCGACATGACGGCCGAGCAGCTCGATGGCTTTCTGCCTGTTGTCGAATCGAAACTCGCCCTTCTTCAGGCCCGTCAGCATGCGCCGCCAATGCAGCGGCCACTTGTCGATCGGCTTCATCTTCCGGTCTTCGTCGTAAAGCTCGGCGGGATCGCGGATCACGATTTCATGCAGCAGCTCGAGGATGAGCTTCGCATTCACCTTCGTCTCGTCGGCGCGTTGGGCTTTGGCGCGGGCGATCGCCGACGCGATATGAGTTTTACCGAGCAGCTGTTGGCCGATGTCGTCGGCCGATCGGGACGAGTAGCCCGCGCGGCGCGCCGCAGCGGAGGCGTTCAGATCGATCAAGTATTCTTGAATGAAGCGTTCCTGCTTCGGTGTGAGTTTCGCTTTGGGTTTCATGGCTCCGCCTTCGGCGTGAACCGGCAGCCGCATTTGGGACAGCGGACGCGCTTCGGTTTGTTGGACATTGCCGGTTCGTCCTCATCATCCTCATCGTCATCACCGTTGGCAGCCGCGATGATCGTCTGCGCCTCCTTCTCGTCGAAACCGAGCGTGTCCATGTCGAACTCTGCAAGATCCAGTTCTTGAAGCACTCCGGCCAGGGCTTCGAAATCCCACTCCCCCGCATGGCGGTTGAGCGCGAGGTTCAACGCTTTC